TATTTTAATTTTTAATTATTTTCTTTTTTTCATTTTAAATGTAGCCGTGTTAGAATCACCTGTATCACCTAAAACTCTTACTTTAATACCAGATTGAACCTCCGAACCGTGTGACTGGCGTGGGTCCATATTGATATTTTTAGATTTAGAGATGCTATCTTTCAAAGCATCTGCCTTACCCTGTTCGTAAAAGTGATTAGCAATTGCATCTGAGTTCATCGCTGTAAATAAACCTTTATGATAACCCTTAGCGTTTTCCATTACGTTGTCTTCGTTGAGAAACTTTCTCACAAAATTATTAATGTCGCTTTGAGTATCTTTTACGTTACTAGCGTCGTTGACGTTATACCTATACCTCTTGTCTCCAACTTTGTATTCAAAACCTTTGAATTCGTCGTTAAAAACCTCTTCGGTTTTGTGTATAAACGCTTCCTGTGCTTGCGAGTGAATCTCTTGCCTTTCCTTCGATTCGTTGAAGAATTTCAATGCTTCTTGTTGCTCTTCACTGAGCTTAGAACCCATCTTAATATCTTCGTAATATTTGGATTTTACACTTTCCAAGTGTTGCTTTGCTTGAGCAACTTGCTCCTTCAAAGCTAATTTTTTTCTTTTTATTTCTTTATCATCATTATAACCTTCTTCCCATTTGAAATTATCATCCATCATGAATGTTATTTCGTCTTCATCTAAATGAGGTTTTGTGTCTCGATAATAAGCTCTAACTAAATCGTCACTATCCCATTCGTTATAATCTTGGTTTAATCTTATATAATCATTTATATCGCCACCAGTATCTTTCATGAAATTAACAAGTTTATCTACGCTTTCTGGTAATTTTGGTTCTTCAGGTTGTAGTTTTACGATGTCTTCTGTAATTTCTTCTAGTACAGGGGTGGTTTCTTGTGTGTCTTGTGTATCTTCTTTAGATTGTGATAGATCAACTTTAGTTACTTCTTCTGCTGTTTCTATTGGTTTACTAAGATCAACTTTAGTTATCTCATCGTTACTTTCAAATTTCTTTTTTTTAGGTTTTTTAATTTTGATCTTGTCTTCCGAAGTTATTTCTAGTACTTTCGGTTCTTCAGTAGTCACCTCTACTACTTCTTCTTTTTTCTTTTTTGCCATAATATAATATAATAATAGTTAATAATTTTTGTTGTACACCTAGCCTAATCCTACAGCGGCCATTGGATCTATTGGTAGTTCTTCTTCTTCTTGAAAGTTTTTAGGTGGCGAAGAGTTTTTTCTTTGATCGATTAGTTCACTTTGTTGAGTTGCTTGAATTTTTGTTCTTTCGTCTTTACGATCTTCTTTACCATCTTCTTTTGCTTTCATAGCATCAGCCTGTAACTTCGCTAATCTTATTTGAATCTCAAATTCATGATCCATAATTTGCTTTTTAAGCTCTGTTTCTTGTAACATTCTCTCTGATTCATATTGAGCTTTAATTTGCTCTAACTGCTGCATTGACTGAGACTCAGATTGTTTCTTTTGCATCTCCATTTGAGCAGCAGCATTTTGTGCTTCAACATTAGCCATAGTCTGTGCCTTAATGTTTTCTTGTTGCATCTCTTGATCTCTTTCTAATTTTTTCTTTCTACGTAACTTTAAAAGTTGATTAGCAAGTTTAACATTTTTAATTTCTCTAAGATCAATAGCATCTTCTAGATCTATACCTTGTTGTGCTATAGCGGCTTGTATATTGTTTTCTAATAATTGTTTTTCTTCTTCGTCTGGAGCTAATTCGATAAATATGCCGAAATCATACAAATGAAGTTGTGACATTTCTTTTAACGTAGCGACATTATGCGCTCCAATTTGTTGTACAAAAGCGTCTTTTGTTGGAGAATACTCTATAATATCAGAAATCCTAAGAGATATTGCTTCAGCCACTTCTGAAGTTAAAAACAATCCAGCTTGTAAAATATGTCTTGTGGCTGTGTTTGAATTCGCAGCTGCGAGTTTTTGAACTCCTACTAAGGAATATTTATCGGGTTTAGAAGCGTCAGCAGCTTCGTTTAACCCCGTTACATCTCTTATCATCTGTAGATAATAATTATACGTTTGAATAAGCGATTGCATTTTAGCCCCACCGTTTCCAGATTGAATTTCTTGAACAGGCATTTTCCCAGGGTTTTGATCACCTTCTGAAGTAAAACTCCTACCTATTATAGATCCCGTCTGAAAATACATGTTTAATGCTTCTTGGGGATTATAATTCGTTCCATTACCTAAATCAATTTCTGCCAACCCATCTGCATCTAAATAAATTCCATCTGGAGTTAATCTAGACATTACTTGTTGCAACTTTAAATGTGTAAGTTGTATCATATCTGCAAAACCAGTTATTCTTCCAACTAAAGATTCTATTTTTCCATTATACATTCTAGGGGCACAAATAGCGTAATTCATCTTAACTTTAGTAATATCACTTTTTGGTCTCATCATGTTTTGAGCAATATCCCATTTAAGCAATTTATCACTACCTAGAATCATAGCTCCTTCAAAAAGAACCTCAATACATCGCTTTAGTTTATTATATTCACCTTCCTTTTTCTCTGGTGGATTAAAAGAATCGTCTTTTTCTATAGCTTTATCCCCACCTGTTTTCGTTTCCTTCATTTTATAAACCTCGTTCATATGGGTTTTATAATTAAAGTACAACACAGAAACTTTATTCTCATCATCATCTCTTTCACCAATATGTTGGTGTGTGTTGTTCCCTCCTCCTTTCGATAATATTTCTTCTAAGTTTTCGTGGGTTAGCTCTGGAAATTCTTTAACTAGTTCGTTTATTGGTATTTGTTTAACTTCACCAACATAATAAACATCTTCAAAATAAGGAGATTCCGAATAAGAGTAAACTAAATTAGCTGGATTAACATACTCTATTTTAACTCCCTCGCTTTTATTATAAACTGTTTTTACAGCACCTATACCTAACACTGTTAAATCATAATAAAACTGTTTTTTGACTAATTCATATCGATTAGCATCTAACAACACGTTTATAGCTTGTTCTTCCGCTATTTCCACAGCTTGCTTATAGGTTAATTGCATGTGTAGGTCTAGCTCCTGTTCAGATCCGGGAATTTGAGATTTATCGTTTTCGTTTATAGTTATACCTAAAGTTTCTTCAATTAATTCATTTAAACTCTGTGTTTGTAAATCTCCTAAAAGCGACTCCATATACTCAGTTCTTTTGTTTACACCGTGAGGATCTTGTGAGTATGCTTTTATATCGTACATTCTTTCTGCTATACCATTAACAACTATATCTACAAATTTAGGTATAATTGGAACGGGTTTCCAATCTAAATTAAGATATGATAAATCTCCATTTATAGATAATTCATCTTTGTATTTTTGTATTGATTGTTCTCCACGAGCGTATAATCTTAAAGTGTGGAAATTATTATAAGAAGTTAAATATTTGTTAGCACTCTTATTAAACCATTCTCCAGTAATAGCTTTTCCAACTTCGAGACCATATTCTCCAGTCATTTTTTCTAAATCACTTACAACTTGACTTGGGAAAGTTCCTGTTATACCTAATTCGTGCATATTTGTTATTTAATTATTTTAGAAATATTACCTTTATTTGAATACTTAGCAATATTTATATTTAGTTTCTGTTTTTCTATTTTTGCGTTTGGCGCATATAAATGTCTATTACAAGCCATAATGGCTAATCCAGAGCTTATTGTTGCGTCAAATTTAGTTCGTTTGTTTATATCAAATCTTCCCCAATCATTTAAGGTTCTATTAAAATATATGTTTCCATAATTTCCATCACCTAAGTGTCCAACGTTACTTTGTATATACATTTCAATAGCAGCGGCATGAGCTTGTTTAATGTCTTCACTTGAGTTAGGTATCCCACCTATTTCTTTTTCTGCTACAGATAATTTATTCCAAACTTTATCCGGTCTATTCATTGAATATCCTCTATAACCCCTTCTTCTTAAATGATATAACAAACGAGGTTTATTATTTTCACAAAGCAGCGGCATTCCATAAAACACTAACGCCATTAACACATCTTCAAAAAATACATCAGCAGTTGGTGGTCTTGCTATGTATTCTAAAAACATATGGTTTGGAGGACAATCTTCCATACTGAATTTAGTAAGTCCATGTAGAGCTCCATTAGATCCCTTACCATCAACAGTCCCTGATATATCATAACTATCACATCCAAAGGCACCCATATGTTCGTTTGCAGGGTATTTGATTCCATTTTTTTGGATGATCTTATTCTGCATATGACTTGGCGGAAACCAACTTACTTTAAACCTACCTTTTGGATCTGGGTAGAAGATTACTTGCGTGTCTTTTACACCATTCACCCATTGGAAATTCCCTGTATTTACTACAGCTGAATTATCTATACCTTCGTTATAATCTATTTGTTCGTATATCTTGACAAGATTAAAAATACTATTTTTAGCTTCATCTCTAAACGCGTGTTCTTCTGTTCTTGGGAACTGTCTATAAAACTCGTTTAATCCATCTTGATCAGATTTTAATCCTTCAGCTTCGTTTTCCCAATGCTCTATGATTCCTACATCAATTAATTCACCATCTGGTCCGAGTACATCATTATCTGGATTATCGAATACTGGACTTCCGTATTCATCAATAAATCCTTCGTAGTTCCACTCCATTGGGATAAACAAAGAGTATAAACCAGACTTTGTTTGGCCATTTCTATTTCTTGAAGTGACATCTGACGCGTTGTATAATTTTTTAAAATTGTCTCCACCTTTATCTAATGCGTTTGAA